GGTTACCGGTGGGGGTAGGAACTGGTTTATATTATCGAGATCCTGATTTATTGCTTTCAACCGGAACGCGGCTGGATCTGGCTGAACTGCCGGTTCAAAAGGTACGGGGCTTTGCCGGAGATCCGGCTCATTAACACCGCTTACCGGCAATGACAATATCGAATCGACGCTGGCATCACTTTCCGGATGTGAAAGAATCGAATCGAGACTCTCTGGTTTTTGCCCGCTCCGCTTACCTACATGTGTGCCTCGAAGAAAAGGTTTCAACTGTTCCATAACTGACGGCGTAGCGCTCCGCTTACCTACCTGTATGCCTCGAAACAAACCTTTCACCTCATTTATAAGCGCCATGTCTGCTTTCCTCGCTCGACGCTTAATTCCCTTTTTCTTCATGAAGTCCTGTACTTCCTGAAAGGTCACCTGCCCGGCGTTACCCGATCCATGCATTGTGAAAAATTCTACCGCATCTTTTAATGTCAGTGTCGCCATTATCCCCTCCCCCCGAATAAACTTCCAAGCAGGGAACCGCCGCCGGTGACCGGTGCCAGTGCCGCGCCGCCTATCGCACTGAATAACCGGCTTTGGTCGCGCCTGAATGAATCGGCCTTGATGTTCCCGACATTGGTGAACCCTTGCGCCTGTGCGCTGCCGATGTTAGCTAATCCCTGTGCCTGTGCGCTGCCCAGCCCTGTTCTCAGATTAGCCAACCCCTGCCCTAATCCAGACTGGAAACTACGATCCGCCTGCGATACCTGCAGCAAGTTGCTCAGTTGATTATTAAAGTCTTGGAGTGCCAACCCCTGGCTGAAATCCGTCAATGCCTTTAACCGATTGCCACCGCCTAATCCACCTCTGGCCGCAGCATCCCTGTCAATCCCTTGTAAACCGCGCTCTCGTAGGAACGCCACTCCAGGAGAGTCTTGGAAGTTCTGAAATGCCGCTGCCTGTTCCTCTGGACCTAAACCGCCAACCAACGCCCGTACTCTCTCCAACCCTGGTTCAAAGACACTGGTAGGCTGCTGGAATGGGGTGATGAACCCGAGTGATTCGTCAAATGCGCGTTCCTGTGCCGCTATGCCCTCACGTTGTCCCTGCACCTGTGCGTCGGCCGCCAGACGGGCACCCTGAGTCTGTGCCTTTCTTGCTTTTTTATCTCCGAATAAACTGCTGAATATACCCATATTACTTTCTGCCTATGCTAGTAAACCGTAGCCCTGTAAGTCATCGATTACCTGATTAAATAAATCCTTTAAGTTGGTTATATCTGTTCGTAGATTATTCACCTGCGCAGTAAGATCCGCGAAGTTATTACGCAACTCCGGTATCAGATTCGCCACTAAGTCATCACGCAATGCATCGGCGGTTGCAGGGGTGTCTGCCGGATCGGTCAATGCCTGTACGGTGGTATTCGCCGTACCGCCACTACTATCCGATAATGTAGAGCTGGTCAGGTTATTATGCGTTCTTGTCGTTGTAGCATACGTTTGCGTATACCCTGTTGGCTGCGCAACCGGCGTACCTCCGAAGAAGGCCAGCTTCGCCTCCAATAGCTCGATCATCGTCTGCACTGCCTGTAATGCCGATCCGCTACCGGATGGTATACTCGTCTGCAGTTTTAATGATGTACCCGCAGCCGCCCCCGTACTTCTACCGGTACGCAATATGAAATCCGTGGCATGTACATCGGTTCCAGAGGCATCGGTTACAGTCGCAGTCAATGTCGAACGAGGTGCAGTGTTAGTCTCTCCGTTCGATCCTAATACGACCTTATCCACAGGAAATTGATCAGACCCGATAATCAATTCATTATCCGCCGTGAACAATGCACCGATCCCGTTTATATTACGTGCGATCTCCTCCAGGTACTTCGTATGCCGGAACGACAGTAACCCATCGGGCGAGACTGCTAAATCATTTCGTAGTGGAGGTATAATCATGCCGCTGGTTCGACTCCTATCGTCATTTTATAGAACGACAACTTCACTGGTGCCGCCGTCGTTAGTTTATATATCCGTGTCTGCCTGAAGTGCCCGAGACGCCTCCAGACAACGCGCCGAGCAGTTTCGCCAACCTTCCCGAGCGACTGCGTACCCATCGATACGAACGAACGCCCGCCATCATCAGATATCAAAAGCTCGACAGTAGGTGACGCCAGGTTGTCCGTGGTCGTGGCCTGCTCGATATGCAGTTCCAGCTTATAGTTAAACACAGGCTTTCCGGAATGCTCGATGTACTGAGATATTAGGTCCCGGGTGATCGAACTGCCATATTCAGTATAGGTCGTACTCGATATCTGCCCGATCTTACCGGTAGTGTTATCCTGCACCAGCACCTTGCCATATACATTGATAACATCATTCACCCGCCACCTGCTCGAACTGGTCTGCCGCTCATGCCATATCGGGCGCCCGGAGTTAGCTGAGGCCGTGCCGTCATAGATGAATGTCGTCGTCGGGACTGTCCAGCCTGCATAGAAGTATCCATCCATCGAATACGTCCATGTGAAGACATCCTCGATCTCCGCCTTCGTAAACGACTGAATCTTATTATCAATCGCATCCGTTGAAATCTTTACTGCGCTGCTCGATGTGCCCCTCCAGATCGAGGGCAGCTCATCCTTACTATTCCCCAGGTACACATAGCCGTTATCATATTCAACGATCCCGAATCGGGCGCACATCCCTTTACTCACATGCGCACCCTCGATACGTTGGAAAGGGAAGTCGGCGCCCCCGACATTCTGGAAAATCTCTATTGTCGACGTGCCGATAATCACCAGCTCGTCTCTAACCGTGAATGCCCGCAATATCTTATCAGTCGACACCTCCGCACTGCCGAAATCCAGAGCATTAAAGTCCTGCCCCTTGTTCACTGACGCCAGCGATGAGTTGAAGAACAGCGTATCCGTCGTGAAGATGAAGTAAAAATCCTTCTCTATCACACTGGTCACCTGCCCGAATCCAACGAATACCACATCCGTAATCTGTACAAGACCGGCAGTGGTGTCGTAAAAGTAACTATTGCCGTCCGGAACTACGATCGCGATCGACTCACCGTTCTCTGCTAATGAGCATCTCGACGTACCAGCAACCGTTCCTAGATTCGTCACCACTGCCGAGGAGCTGATCTTATATAATGTCGTCCCGTGGATGCTGTAGAGTTCGTCCTTATGTATGATCCAGCCTCTCCCGGCCCCCCCTGATGTATCCGCGAACTCAACAATCCCCTGGGTATTAAATATCGCAGTTTGTCCAGACGCCCCGGAAGATTGCGGAATAACAGGAAAGAAGTTAACCGCCTTCTCTGCCACGAGCGACAGGCTCTTAGACTCGTGGAATCCTCCTCCGATTGGTACGTCTACATCTGGCATTTTTTATTGTTTATCTGTACACTGATTAATTGATTTTCCAGCATCCCGTCATAGCACTTAGACGATCGGCGTTTAACCCGTCTAGCCATACTCTGGATGTCGGCATCGATCCCAAGCCAGTCACACATAAAATGCGCCACTGCTAACGGCTCCTCGATGAGATCCTCGAAGTCGAATACCAAAGATCGATAGTTCTGGGTCTCATTGAACAGCCGTAGATTCACCTTCTTTAACTGCTTCTTTAGAACCTTCGGACATAGCTCATTGCCAGTCACCAGGCGATGATACTTTTGGATGCTTTTTACTTGCTGCTTTAGATTCCGTCGAGGCAGAATAAAATCACAATCCAATGTCGTCGGCGGCATGTTATCAATCGCATTCACCAGCTTCACCACCTTCCCTTTAGCGTGCCCCCAGGGAATGTCCCCGGCAATCTCATAATCAGGATACCTCCCCCGACACGGTAGACCGGCGGCATCTAGCAACTGCATCGTTAACGTCAACCCACATCGAGCGAACCCCGCGACGACAATAGTCTTCATTTTTTACTCTTAGCTTTCCGTCGAGGCGATGACTTAGGAGCGACACCAAACTTCGGCATAATTAACCTATTGTATATAAGTTCGTTCCGTCAGTGTAGATCCACACGAACGGCAGGTTAGTCCCCGACAATGTAATCGAGGCTGCACCGTCAATCGTCTCTGCACCATCAGGATTGATCACGCAGGTATTCGTAGCATGTGTATCACTGCGCTTAACGATGATGATATTCGATACACTGTTCACACTATCCCACAACGTCACTGCTGCTGGCAGAGCCACAGTCCGACTACCGCCTGAACAATCTATCTGTATTAATCCATCGGTATCTGAAGCTGTATAATTCGTCGCAGTCGTCGCAACCTTAAACTGATTCACTGTCGACGTTGACTTAATAAAATTCTCTTGGTTCTGCAGCGTGCTTGATATAGCCGATGCGAAACTACTCTTCGTAATCCGACGGTTCCCATCTTTCCGAATAAGGACGTCGTCGAAGTCCGTTGTTACTGTCCAATCTTTAGTCCTAGACATCTATCGCGTCCTCCTCAACGGGTGTTCCATCTTCATCAATCCAATCATCAGTGTCTGTATCGACATCGTTGATCCTTGGATTCTCGTAAAAGTGCTCATCATCAAAAAACGTCGTGCCGCGCGGTAGTGTCTCTGGAAAATGGACATCAAAATCCTCAACAGTACGTCGGCGTATACTATTCTCCCGGCGCTCCACCTCCGCCACCAATGACACAGGCAGCTTCGCCCCGTACTCACTGGCTAAGTCAACCGCCAATCGTGCTATGATATAGCCAGTCGCCCAGTCCGGGATCGTCACTGGATCATTCACGTCCGTTAACACCGTGAACCCCAGCTTGTTATTGATCCCGTCCTCTTCCTCCATGATATCGTTAAGCTGATCTACGCCATCCAGGTATTCCAGGGTAGTGAGATCGACACCAGCCTGCTTCACGAGGAGTTTCTGTAGCGCACGATCGATATAATGTTTTGCTGTTTTATCGGCCATCTTCAGATACCGGTTTCTCTGGTGCAGGAGGATCTGCCTTCGGATCTGCCTTTAACCAGCCACACGAATAATACTCAGCCGACTCAAACCACGGGATTTCTTTAGGATTCCCATTGGGATGCCATACCGTGGTCATTTTGTTTTCTTCAGGTTTCTTTTTCGCTCTAGGTGCCATAATTTTCCCCTATATAAAAGGGGAGCCGATGTGACATAACGGCCCCCCTAATTGTGTTATCCAGTATGTCGGCATGCGTACTGCGGGATCTGAAGCAATACACCATACAGGATATCTAAACGATGGATTGTACGATATTTGAGTACATCACCATCACGAACATACGAGATCGAGATACCGTCCATTGACTCACTCGAACTCAATGTGTTGTCCGGTGGTTGCAGAGGTGCCATCGCCAGAGTGATCGCCTTCTTGTGGAATGCGAGGTTCTGGGGATATGCAGTGTCCTCTGTACCAGTCTTGACCGTGATCGCAGCGTTGTCTGCGTAAATTGCAGTCACTGTCTGGTACGGTCCGGACGTAATGAGCGGAGGTGAGATTGTAAGTGTAGCAGCGGCCCCGACTGATGTAACATCGTTTATTACGGTAAAGCGCTGTAAAAGTCCGGTATCCTGATAAGTTTTAGGATTAACCGAATTAACCCCGGCGATCGTAATAATATCACCAGCTTTCAACACTGCCGTCGATGCTGCCCAACCATCAGTCACAACTGTAGTGGTCCACGCCTGACCCGTACCTGTAGGATAGGAATCAGCAGCAGGTGTCGCATCATTTACCAGGGGTGTTGATCCCGTGGTATGCGTACCGTTGGTGTGGCGTTTGATGGCCTCTGACTCGTGGATATCGAAGCCAGCGAATCTACCAACAGTAGCTTCACGCAGGGATTGCCCACTGAAAGAATCAGGAACTGAAGTACCGGCAGTGTAAGGGATCGCCGCAGCAATCGTTCCACCAGCAGTAGCTTCATAGACAGCA